CGCGCCACGCTCGCCGGGTTTGCCGGTGCGGCCAATACCGGGACCGGACTTCCAACCCGCGCCGGGGCAAGCGCCGGGGTCATCATACTTGGCAACGAACCATTTGCTGTCAAGCGTCACCACGTCTAGCGCCTTGTATTTGGCCTGCGGATCAAACGTGTCACGGATGGTGAATGACTTACCGTCCTCACCGTCGCGGCCATCCTTGCCGTCAGTGCCCGGTGCGGCAAGGCACAGCCAGTCATTCGTACCGGGAGTTTTACCGGTGTCTTTCAGCGCCTGATACAATCCGCCATTGTGCGTGACAACGTCACTCTCGTAGCTAACTGAACCTTCAATCCACTTGATGACTTTAGGCAGCTTGCCTACTGCGCCGGGTTCTCCGCGCTCACCACTGGCTCCGGTGATGCCGGTGTCTCCTTTTTCACCGCGCGCACCCGCTTCACCTTTGTCACCCTGCGGACCTTGTGGTCCTACTTCCCCACGATCACCTTTCTCGCCCATTGAGCCAGTCTCGCCGCGCGCTCCCTCAATTCCTTGCAAGCCCTGCAGCCCTGCCTCACCACGTAAGCCGGTTTCCCCGGCTGGACCGGCGGAGCCCTGCTCACCCTTCTCCCCGCGTTCGCCCGCCGCACCGGTCGGTCCATCTTTTCCATCTACGCCATCCTTCAGCGACGCTAACTTATCATTGATTAACTTGTCCCAGACAACGATGTTGCCACCAATCATAGTCTCAACAGTTTTCTGCAGGCGCTCAATCTGCAGTTCCTGTTGCGCAACCTTGCGCTCGACGTCGGCAATGAGGGCGGCAATTCTGTAGGATGCCTCCCGCTCTATACGCCCAGCAACAGCACCTAACTCTTCAGCCAGCAACTCAAATGGAGATGCTTCTGGCATGCGACGATCTAAATCTACTGATGATGCTTGTCCGTTCTGCATCGGTAATTCCCTTTGGCTCATCAGGCGGTGGCTCAGGGTCAGGCGGCTTCGACTGACCTATCGCTGCCGTCGGTGCTGGCGGTGCGCCTCCCGGTGCCGGGGACGCTGGGATCTTACCCGCTGCACTCAATGGAACGACCTGCTGCTGTACGCGCGGCTCGTCACCAAAGGGAACTGATTCCATATCGAATGCAGCACGCGCCTCATTCGGTGCATGGATGCCACCTTGCACCGATCTAACGTAAGCTTCAATCCTGTCCTTGAACGCTGACCGCAGCAGAGCGCTGGTGTCAAACTCCAAGTATTCTTCCGGCACGCCATTCAGCTTGAAGAAATTGCCCATCGCTTCTTCAACGTGATTCAAGCAGAAGCCTAGCCCGGTGCTGATCCACATCTGCATCAAGGCTTCGGTATTGCTCACGTTCCCGCCACCCATTCCGAACATCTGCAGTGGTATGCGATAAGCTAAAGCAATGCGCGCATCACTGATTTTCATCACGTCAGCAAGCTGCGCATCAATGGAGCTTATTTGAATCGGATAAGGCTTTAGTCCGGATGATAGAATCGGCGTGCCGCCAACGCCGACACCCTTGGACTGCTCATCCCATTTCTGGCGCAGCATTTCCGTCTGATCACGGTCAAGACGCAGGTCAGTGGACAATACTATTGACGGTCTTGCTTGATTCATGTAGAAATTCAATTGCTGATTAGCGATGGCATCGCTGACACTCATGTCACGCACCAGTGCCACCAGTGGACTGACCCCGCGCAAGTCATAGGCACGCGTGTTCATCTTGATGTGCAGCACGTCGCGTGCTGGCACCAGCTCCATATCAGGGATGGCGCGATCAATGACCGGGTTGCCGCCTAGCCCGTAGAATATTGATCCATCATACGCGACGTAAGGCATGCAATGCGTCGGGTCCATCAGGTGCATGGACTCAACTTCATTGCGGCTGTTGCGCAGCGCCAGTGCGTATGTATTGCCGTCCGCGTACAGACTGCGCACGGCATTGAGCATGAAATCTGAAATGGTCTGGTAGTCATTCGGTATCCGCAGAAACCGCGCAAGGTCGCTGGTCTCAATGCGATCGCGCCCGCCTTCATCATCGCTCAGCCAATGGTCACCGGGGCACATCGCGGACGTTTGACTGTAGCTGCTGATGCAGGCTTCCACCATTGCGGAAGGTGCCGTCATTGAAATGTTATAGCCGTTCTGCCACCAGTTCATGCTGCTGCCAACGTCGGCAGGCAACCAGCCACCGGACAATGGCAACTGCCACGGACCGGGTCTAGGTTGGCCTTCCGCCGCCCGCAGAATAGGGCGCAGAATATTCGCTACGATATTTTTAAGCGCCATGTGAACCTTTTAGAATAGAAGCATGGCCGAGCACCGCCCGACCATGCCTCATCCAACCGACTTAGGTTTGGGAATGGGTGGGACACCCTATGTTCAGCCGGTCGTAGACTGCCGCGTTGCATAACCAGCCTTCGGCGTTGCCGCACCGGGCTTGGCTTCCTTGTCCTTCGTCGCTGCGCCTTCCTCTGGACTGCCGTCAGCTTCGTGCTCGCTGTTGTGAACACCCATCGCCGCGAGGTCATTCTCCTCCTGAGTCGGCGTCGGCTTCACATTGTTGCTCGGAGCTTCCTTGCTCGCCTTCTCACGAGCACTGCGCTCGTCAGCTACTTTCTTCCGCGCCTCGTCTTGGCGCTTCTTGTCGGCTTCCTGCGCTGCCTTGGCATGCGCAGCTTGATCAACTTCAGCCATCAGCTTCACTCCTGTTCAAGAGAAAACAAAGGGTACGAGAATAAACGCCCGCACCCTTTGATTAGTTCACCACGTGACGCCAGCGACCCATGCGACGACACCCGGACGACGGATCGTCCAGTTGACCGGCATGATGAGGCGGAGCGCGATACTGTCCGTCTGCCACATTGACTTGACCGGGAACGCCGCGACCGCTGGCGTGCCGGTGGTCGAAATGTCAGTCGGCGCAGTGTCTTCCATGTGGAGCGTCGCTTGATCGCTGAGTTCAAAGCGCGGCGCATCACCACTGACGCTGACGAAGTCTGCTGCGTCCATTGCAATGACTGTACCCATCGGCACCGTGCCGGAGTCGATGATCTGCCAGCCACCGAGATTGCCTGCCGCGACTTCCGCGCGGAAGGGGAACACGCCTGCACCCGGCATCGCAATGAGGCCAAGGCTGGCCAATTGCTGTGGGTTCATCAAGTACACCGGATTGCGAATATTGCCAGCGGTGCCCGTGAGCAGTGCGCCGGTCAGTCCTTTGATATCGCCGACCGCTGCGTTGAAGCCGCCGCCTGCTGTCGGTGTCAAACCAGAAACACCGTTCAGGATGCCTGCAGGCCGCACCGCCGTCGCCGGATTTGCATCCAGCAAGACAGCGTCAAGACTGATCGCCGTGTCCTCGCCGATTGCATTGCGCAGCAGACCTTCAATCGCGGGAATGCTGTGCTCATCAATCTCACGCGTCCACGTGGTGATGACCGCCATTTTCTTCGGCACGAGTGTCTGTGACGTGAACAGACCTTGACGAACCGGGATCGGCAGTCCCTCGCCGACAAAGCTACCGGCGATCGTGGGCGTACGTGCGCGCGTTGGAATGATGATCTTTCCATTGCGCCCGAACGACAAGCTGAGTCCGGCGTTTGACAAACGCGGGAACACAGACTTCGGCAACAGCGTCTGCATGAAGTCAACGACGATCTGCTGCACGAGTTCAGCAGCCCAGCCGGTGACCGTGGACATTGCAGGCGCAGTCGCTGCCCGCTGTGCCCAATCAACGATCGCACGGGTCTGCTCGTCTTCACCGTAGATCGTGCGCCGCACATCGTCAATTGACTTCTTGTGAATGTGCGAGAACAGTTGCACCGTCCCCGCGCGCACAAGCAAGTCAATCGGGCTGAGCTTCTTCTGCTGCATGCTGAACGGACGCACGTTGCCGTTGCCGTTCTTTGCAGGCACGAGCGCAGGCGCAGCCACGACAAGATTGCGCCTGTTGGGGTCCTCCACCGTGGAGGCAAGATGACGCTCGGATTCCTTCAGGATAGAAAGACCCCGCTCGTCCTGAGCAATTTCCGCATTCGCCTTGGTGACCTGCTCCATCTGCTCATCGCTGACATTGCTGTCATCGACCTTTTCAAGCAGCGCAGCAAG